TTGTTTGTTTAACCAATGACCGCAGTTCCATAACATGACGCTACTCCAATTCTTGCATGGGTAGTCTTCGTTCTTTGCACCTAGATATTTAGTGGGATGCTTTGTCTTATAGTGATGCTTAACTACTTTTACAGCTTCATTTATGTTGTAGTCTTTTACTAACTCTGCTATATCTGATCTACATATCATATCGCCATCACAGAATAGGGCTAGACCTTTAAAGTCTGATAGATATGGCACTAGGAAGCGTGAGTAGATAAACGCATTACTTCCATCTGTGTGTGTTTCTTTGTATTCTGATAATGTATTTAATGCTAGTGGAGTAAAGCTCACCGGTATAGTTGCGTGTTCTATTACTGACTGACAGAAGACATGATATGCAACTGGTTCTACTTTACCATCAAAGCCTACAAATATTTTTAACATTATTTTTTATTGCGTGAACTAATATTCTTTGCCTTTGTCTTTGCATCTGCTTTAGATGAAGCACCCCAAGCCTTTAAGGATAGTAATAGTCTTGTAGGTTCACCATTAGGTTTACGTTCTGGTCCTGGCATATTACCCATACGAGCTAAAAATGATGCACGTCTTGGATTGTCACCTGACTTTACTGGTGCTTTTAGAGTTCCACCTGTTTCAGCTTTGTAAGATGCACGACCTTTGGCATTGAGTCCGCCTTTAGGGTTCTTGCCTGCTTTCTTTTGCCAAGCTGCACTCATTTTTTCTTTCCGTAAAGATGTTTAGACATAATAAGAGTTTGTTTTTCTTTAGTAGTCATAGGTTTTGTTGTTGGACCACCTATAAGCCATGCACTACAAGTTCTATCTGCAGCACATTTAAACTCAAATAGCTCACAGTAACCTAGACTAGCACCATCCACTACTTCAGATGCGTATGTTTCATCATCTGATTCTTCACCTTGTATGCCATTAACTATGCAGTCCATCATTTCAGGAGTTTGGATAAATGCAGAGCAATTACCACAACGCATAGTCTTGGCAGTTTCTATTGGTGTTTGCCATTCATCTGACTTGGCACTCCAAAATTCTTTGTTTGGTTCATCTGGGTTAGCTGGACCATAACCTACATTTTTAAACGCCCAGTCCCTATTCTTTAGGTTGAGTTTTATGTCGTGAGTTACGACTGGACATTCTTTAGCCATTATTTTTTCTTTTTAGCCATGCCACTAACACTTAATGCAATAGCGGTTGCTTGTTTAGGGTTAGATACTTTTTTAGATGACTTACCTACGTTTAAAGTTCCTGCACCAAATTCTTTATAAACTTTTTTCATTTTTGCCATCTTGCCTGCTTTGGTTGTTGGTTTCTTCATGTGGCTTCCTTAACTTAATAAATGTATCAAACTGACAATTTTGGCAAACAGGATAACCGGTTGAGTCGTATGCTTCACCGCATTGTTCACAAACATTGACCATAAAAAAAAGCCCTATTCAGATAGGGCAAGTTGGAGATTACTAAATGAGTGGGCGTAATTATCCCATCACCAACGATTATACCATGAAAATGGGTTCTGTCAAACGCTTTAAGCATTGATACGCTTACTTGCTATCGTGAGCAGGTTATCCATTGCCATCTCTAATTTGTATTCATACGCTAGTGGCTTCCTAGCTTTTAAGTATCTACAGTAAAGTGCGTCTTGTTGTTCTTTAGGCAGACTGTGTATGATCGCATCTAGTGTTCTGACGTTAGTCATGTCTTGAGCTGAACACATATCTTCAAACGCATCTGTAGTAGACTCGCCACCTGATACCATGCCTAATGACTTACTAGGATAAGATAGCTTATGGTTAGATGTGTGCATCCATAAAGACCAGTCATCTAGTATTGCAAGTAACCTATCTGTTGTTATCAACTGACATCCTTAACTTTACAATGCCATTTTTTCTTTTCGTCTTGATGCCATCCATGCACATGAATAGTCCAACCTGCATCACGAACTGCACCTACATTTTCATGGTCTGCTATCTTCTTTACTCTAGCTGACATATTGCTTGCTGTTGTTGTTTGGACTACTAATACTTCTTTACCTTTTAAAGCTAGTAAGTCTATAAAGCCAAACAAGTCCTGACGTATCCTCGCAAAACTATTCCAATGTTCTACTACTGCTACTGTGTATCCTTCTTCTCTTAATTTTTTTAGTGATAATTGTGTAGGGCTAGTCGCCATTGTCTACCTTCTGCAACTCACCTGTAGACTTGTTAAGTTCATATTCTTGTAGGTGTGGTGATACATCATCACTACGTTTTTTCTTGTTGAATATTTTATCCCAGTTATATTCAAATACTTCTTTATCTCTTATAGGTCTTTGTGAGCTACCCTTACCCATTACTTTACCTCCAGATGTCCGCTAGTAAATAAATATCCTATAGTTCTTCTGTGTGCATTTTCCCATAGCTCTATGCGTTCTTCTCTGCTTAACTCTTTACCATTATCTATTCTAGCGTGGCACATACTACATAAGTAACTTATGCGATAATCGTGGGACTTGATGCCGACCCCTTTGGCATCTCTTAACTGATTAGAGTGTGCTGCCACTATAGTGTCATCCATAATACCGCAATTCATACATGGTGCATCTTTAGCTAGTTTGAGTAATTTAGGGTTACGATAGTTCATTTATACCCCATTGGGTTGCCATAGCATCTGCAATACCTTGAAATGTTTTATTGCGTATCTTTTTAATTTCCGGTGTATTGTATCCAATTTTTTTACCATTAACATCTGCTACATCATGCGACCAAGCTGGATATTTTTTGCCTGTTGAACTAATAAACACATCACCTTTACTAACCACATTGTTATGTTTTAATAATGGTAAATTTTTAAGCCATAAACAAGTTGCTTTACTAGCTTCATGTCCAAAATGATATGGTTGAATAATTTGGTTAGGTTTTCTATAAATTGAACTCATAATACCTATTGGGTTTTCTACTGCAATTTTAGGTATTGGTGCATTTATCATTTGCATAAAAAAGTCTATACCTTGTTGTTGTCTACCATCTTTTCTTTTTTGTTCAAAATGTCTAGCACCACTAACAGCTAAATGTGTGCATGGTGGAAATGCTATCATCATATCCCATCCATCATTAATAATATTCATAACATCACCTTGATAATGCTGTCCAGGTATGTCTGTTGGTTCTGTATCGCAAGACCAAATATCATACCCCCCCCCAAGTCGTTTAAATGCTTCTCTTACAGTTCCACTAAACTCACAAGCTATTAATATTTTCACTATTCATCCCATCCCCACCCATAACCTTGCGCCCATATTTCTATCTCTTGTTGGTAAGCTGCCATCTCGCTAGTGGTAAGTTTAGTTGTAGACTTTATAAGTTCTACAGGGTTGCCTGCTATTTCTGTTTGAAAGCGTAAGAACTTGTATCCCATGAGTTCGTGTATCTTATCTTTCTCTACACCTAAATGATTACCTACGCTTGTATATAATTCCCAGAGGCGTAAATTTTGTTCCAAACTTCTGTTAAGTTTTGTATCTGTAACTGTAACTCGCCAATGCTTTGTCCAGTCAAGGTTTTTTAACTTCTCTATTAGGTTGGGTAAGTTTGCTTGAGTTAGTGACCATTTTATCATCATGCCATCCTTTAGACTTAATTATTTTACCATCATTGAAAGTAACTTTGTATTCACAATTACCAAATAACTTAAACCAGGTTGTATCTTCAAATTTCATATTGGCTTCTCATAATATCTCATACCTTTAGGCTCGTACCATAATGGTATTTTACCTTCCCATTCAAAATGTCTTTGCTTACACACATACAAAATACAATCAGGCATTTTTCTTATTTCATCTTCACTATGTTTGCCAGCTTCCATAAGGTCAGTTTTGTATTTACTGCGGTAGACCGAAACGACATTGTCCACTAGGTTCGTCAAATGAGTAGAACCTGATACTTGATGTTTAGTGGGTGCTTTACCTTCATGCTCGTCACCTTTCCTGGCATGAGCTACAACAAATATATGGCAACCTGTATCTCTTGCAGCTACACATATTTTATCCATAAATAGCTTCTGGTCGTTATAAGCATCTTCGGCTATATCGCCTACCTTCATTAAACTATCTATTATAATAAAATTACAACCAAGTTGCTCAACTGAAAAATAGATAGAACTTAATATAGTTTTGCTAGTGGTTGTATTTTCTTGCTCGTAAATATATAACTTACCATCTGCACCACTACAAAATTTATTTATGTATGCTTCAGACGGATGATTACTGCCTAAAGACTGCCTTATAAACCTAGCAAGTGTAGACTTGGGTTGCATTTCGTAACTAGCTACCATACACTTACTTGTTTTAAGTAAATGTAAAACAATGTAGTTAAGTAAGAGTGACTTGCCTGCGCCACTCCATCCGGTGATTAAACTTGTTTCCCCACCACGAAGCATAAACTTATCATAAGTGCTAGTCC